ATTGCCATTTTATTCTCCCTTATATGCCAGAGATTTCAGAGAAATCTACGCCAGTTCTTGTTGCAATAAAGTTCAATGTAATAAAGTTAATAGACCTTGCAGGCTTGACAAAGATGTCTGCCACAAATCTATTAGTATCTATTACTTGACCAGTATTATTTGTTTCATCACATACAACTGCAAAGTCTGTAACACCTCTTCGGCCTTTAATATCCCTAAGGAATGGTTCAACTAAATTTCTGAATTGTGCACGAGAAAACTCGTCATTGAATTCAAATAGTTGAGCCTTTGCAGCAGTTGCAATTGATTTTTCTAATACTATAAACAATCTTCTTACATTGATTCGATCAAATGCAGAAGGTCTGCTTAATAGTGTTTTATCTCCGAACAATATTGTTCCTTGTCCAGGTAACGATACAATTGGATTTACTTTTGCTTTATAAAGAGTATCTCTATCTGCTTTTGTTGGGTTATTAGCTAGTTTAGTAATACCTAGTAATTGACCACGATTTACACCAGCTGGTGAGAACCATGTATCAGCTACGTTATCAGCATTTGCACATAAACCTGCTTGGTGACCTGCCGCTCCAATCCAACGATATACATCATTGTATTTATCATAGATATATACAGCTGATGAATCAGTTGATGCATATGAAGTAGATGTAAGATCGGCTGCCCAACTACTTACGTCAGCAGTAGGAGTTGGAGTCCCAACTGACTTTCCGATAGGTGGTGAAACAAAAGCCATACAGTCTTTTCTTGCATTTGCAAATGCAATTAAATCATTTGCAATTGTTGCTGCACTAGCTGCGTCAGGATATGCAAACAATAAATTTACATCCACAGTTTCTGAATCTGCAAAATATTCAAATCCATCCTGTATTTGTCCGGGATCTGGTGCATTGGCGTCACTTCCACCTGATAGACTATTCTCTACAGCCGCTGTTACGATTGTAAATGTTGAAGTAGCCGAAATTGCGCTACCTGCATCTGTTAATCCAGTAGGTGCGGCTAAGAACCAAATATATTCAGAATTATTATTAATTACATCTGCATAATAGTTTGAAGTTCCATCTGCCGTTTTAGCATCAGAACCTTGAGAAACGTATTCAAAAGTTTCTAATACTGTGCCAGTTTTACCTGAGAATGAACCATCTTCATCAATAATAGCAATATGCATTTCATCAACGGCAGAAGTTTGCCCTAAATGTGTTGCGTATTCTGATGTGCCAGGTTGCCCAGGAAAGCTTGATGCGTATGTCCACGCGGCCCATGCCGTAGCATTGGCAGGACATACTGAAACTCTAAGGGAATTACCTAATGAACCAGGGTATTTAGCTGCCCAAGCTCCTTGTGATATTCCACTCAAAGTCAAGTTGTTATAAACACTTCTATTTTCGATTACGGTACCGGCACCTACTACAGTTGCATTATCATGCCCTGTTTTGGTACGTACCACTTTCAATGCATTGCCATACTTTAAGAATGACGCGGCTGTAAGGAAATATTTATATGTTTCGGAATCTGGTGTTCCAAATGTATCCGCTAATTGCTTCTCAGAAGAAACAGATACAATCTCATTTACCGGACCCCAATTAAATGACCCAGAGAATCCGCCAATAGAAGTTGATACTGCAGGAACTACGTCCGATGCATCAATTTCTTTAACTTCAACCCCTGGTGATACTTGAAATGCCATCGCTTTATCCTCTCATTGAGTTAGTTAATATGTTTTCATAATACGAATATTCACTATTAATATTTATAAATAACCACATCCTAACGCAGAAGTCGATCAAACGACTCACCCTCAAACCAAAGATTATCATCCCCTAATAGTTTTTCACCCTTAGGAGTATCTTCAGACTCTGGTATAAACCCAAATGGTAACATATCATCTTGTATTGCCTTTAATCTTTCTCTGTATAACATATCTTTCATATCAATATTGGACATACTTTCAAATATATCTGTTGTAACAAACCATGCAAACAATACTAGGTTCATCATTAAATCATCATGGTTCGGTAGTATTGCCTGATACGAACTACCCTTAGACACAAACGTGCTCATTTCTACAATAGTAGCGGCATCTCGTATTATTAATTTCTTTTGTTCTATTAAGTCCTTTACAGTAGAACAGCCAATTCTTTTAACTCTTCTGGTCATTGTGGCACCTAATGCATTTGCCTTAATAGATGATTCTACAAACATCTGTTCATATTCTAAATCATAATATAAACCATTACACACTACGGCACCTTGGTCATTACTCTCTATGATGACATATGCCTTGTTATAATGATTTGCATATTTATAAATTAAATCGGGTAATAACATTGGAGATATATTATTATCTCTAAATGTGCACACTTGTTCAAAGGGTCTTGCTGTAATATCAATTATATTAAATGTTGAATAATCTTGGCCACGACCTTTCGCCACGTCCACTGTCATTACATATTCATGCCCTTCTATAGGATTTAAATATATGTTTATGTTTTCTTTATGTTCTATCGGATCAATTGACATCTGCGATAGTAAATAATTTGCACCAATAAGTGTATTACCGCGGCCGTGAAATGTATTTCCGAATTCTTGCTCAAATTGTAGTTCTGATGTATTTGCAACTGTTTCTTTTTTCCAATTTTCATCACGCGATGGTACGTCCCACCAATCCACTCTAAATGGTTTATATTCATTGGTTCCTTGTGAAGCGCCTTCCCATATTTTATGATATACATTACCTATACCATTGGCAGTAGATGTTACAATAACCTTTGTATCTTTACCAGATGATATAACAGGATATGTTGATGTATAGAATTGTGCATCATTTTCTACGAATGCAAACTCATCCAAGAAGAGCAAGTTAATAGAAAGACCACGAATAGATGAACCAGACGTTGCCGATGCTATAATTTTTGAATTATTGGAAAATTCAATAGAACCTTTATTTAATGCCTTACACCCAGGCTGTAAAAAGAAAGGTAAATTTTCTAGTGCAAGAGTCACTCTTGCCAACATTTCTCTTGCCGTTGCACCCTTATTGGCTAATATTGCAATATTTTTTTCTGGGTGAAAACATGCATACCATAGTAAATATACAACAGAAGAAATGGATTTACCAGACTGACGGCATGCTAGAATAATAGAAAATCTGTTATCGTTAAAGTGGTAAAACATCTTTTCCTGATATGGATATAAATCAAAAGAAACAAGACCTTTGTCCAAAGATATTACCTTAATATACTTACGTGCAAAATAAACAGGATCCTTCATACATCTAGTGTATTCTTGGACTTCTTCTTTTGTGAATTGTGCTTCTACGCCATCTCTTTTTACAGAAGGATTACCTAGATACCCAAATTCGTTATTCTTTATCCTCTGCATCGTAAATTATTCTTTCATTTTCTTTTTGCAATATTCTTTGCAATTCTGTAGTGGATCCAACAAATAGATTATTATTCGTAATCTGTTTCTTTTCCTCGACCTCTACTTTGTTTATTTCTTTCTTACTCTTTTGTAGGTCCATTAATTTTTCTGTAGTATCTCCAATATCTTTTATTGTTTTGGATAATACTTCAAAGGCGCGAGGGTGTTCAGATTCCCTTGCAAGTTCTGCCAGAACATCCAACGACCTAACACCTGTGTCTATTAGATCCTTATATGTTTTTCTGGAATACTCGTAGTCATCTTTTATATCTTTCTTATCGATATATACTTGACTAGGTTTTTTGATAGGCAAGTTTTTCTGTAAATTTGCAGAAAGTTTATCTTTTTTATCCATAATAATATTTAACTGATAGTAGTTGTAACAGTATAGTTATCATCCTCACCGGTAGTAGTTGAATCAATAGTGAAATCCATGTTTTCTAAAATATCCGAACCTTCCACACTATTATTAAGATCTACGTTAATTTCTCGTATCACTGCTTGGTTATTTGTGGGACCAAAAAATTTCATTTTCATTGTAAAGTCCATTTGATATATCAAGGCTCTTCTTGTTAAAAAATCGCCTTCGTAATCATCACTAATACTTACACCTGTTAATATAATAGGAACGTCCTGTTTATAAGCAAATCCAGTTACAGGAGTTATTGTGACTGTATATTCAGGCTGGAAGTATGGAAGTATTTGTTCTATTATCTGTAAACCGTCATCTTGATTCTTTGCCATGGCAAATAAAGACACATTTATATTATAGGCAACTTGCTGTTTAATTGTTTTCTTCTTTGTTACATCAGAGGCATGTGTCTCGGTTATAATATTTCTTTTGGCTAATTTTTGGGTAGAATCCAATTCCAATGATGTTATTTCAAATCCCATTCTTGGAAGTTTTATTGCCATGTTGGCATCTGCGCCAGTACTCTGATCCAATCTAGCCAAGAATTTTTGTTTCGGGCCATAGGCCAAAGGAACTTTTATTTGATTTAAAACAGAACCATCAGCTTTGGTTCTAATAACACTAATATTATTAAATATAGTACCAAAGACTGCAACGGCCTTTCTCATGGTTGAATGATAGAAGTGAGTCCCAAACATTAATAAGTCTCCGATGGGTCACCAAACGGATTGGTTTCAGTAAAGTCTAAGAAACCATCAGCCGCTATTTCGAACGCCACATTTTCTGCACCACCATCGGTTGCAAATGTATTTATGGTATCTGTAAGTCCATAAATTTTAATAATAAAACAAGTATTGGTCGATTCGGATCCTACTAAACCTAATGTATTGGAAATAATAAATGGCCTCGCCTCACCAGAAGAACCAGTAACATTAATATTACTCAAACTAATTGTTGCACGGATATTACTGATCTTAGTTATCGTTGCAACTTCTCCTGATACAATTATTGCAGGAGTAGAATCACTTGCTGCAACCAATGTCTGTGATACTATCTCACCTTGTTTAAAGTGATTACCACTTGTAACTGTTACATCAAAAGATTCTGTATATGCACTTGCCTGTGATAAATCATCTATTAATTCAACACCAGTTTCAAAGTCCTCATCATTATATTCAAAGAGAGCACATTGTAACCTATATACAGGTAAATTGGATAATTGATAGAATGGTTGTTCGTGTTCTATAAAGGTAATTTCAAAGAACTTATTTGTCATTGGTAAGAATATAATATCACCTTCCAATGGTTTAGAAGTATATACTTGATTATTCCAAAGTCCTATAAATTTATTCCATTGTGATCGAGAGATAATAAATGTAGCCTCATCTCTAATTTCAACACCAAATTTACTATATAAGTCGCCGGATCCTTCGAACCCATCTTGATTTTCTATATACGCCTCTAATAAATATGCATCATCAAACTCGGAAGCTGAATCTTCTCCCAATACATTATCTCTAGTAACTAGAGTTCTAGGAATATAATAGACATCTTGCCCAAAAATTTTGAGTGATTCAATTATTAAATCTTCATATAAATTTTGTTCCGATTTAACAGCCTGACTGAAATATACATTTCTAGGCATGATTTACCCCGTATAGAAATCGACTGGTTGTTCCCAATTCAATCGGACTTCCTCTATTAATTCTTTAATTTCTTCTCTAGCATCATCATAGATTTGTCGACCATTGAATGTAACACCACCAGGCATAGTCATGCCTTCAAATTTTAATAAGTTCTGACCCCATTGTTGTTTAATGAGCGCAGTAGCATATCTCTTTAAATAATAATCATTATATACATCAGTATATGTATCTGGATCAATAATTCTATAACATTCCACAACTATATACTGATCTACGGATACTTCTTGGGTCCAGTCCATATCAATTCTCAGCTGATTCTTATGTCTTTCAAATGAAATGTGTTTATCATCTGGATCCATAATATCATCTAGTAAAGACATCCATTGCTGTGACATTTCATAATCAACTAAGGATCCTAAGAACCCTAAACTATATACGTCATTTAAATGAATCTGATATTTAACATCAAACAAGCTATTAGTAGTTATTGTATCCCTAATGGGCATGACTCGAACTACATCTGTGATAAGTGTATTAATTGGGATATACCCGTTAGTTATATCGTCAGCTGTTATCTGATGTTTTAGATATACTTTTTCAATAGCGTCAGAATGATAGTGTTGATAAAACTGCAAAGCTTCATCTACTCTATCTTCCACTTGATCGTCGTCAACATTGATTTCAACAACAGGAGCACCAAGGCTTCTGAGGCAGTAATCTATGAATGTTTGTCTTGAATTTGGTTTTGTCATATTAGTATTTATACCTATCTCTTTTAAAAGCTTGTTGTTGTATTAGTTTTAACTGCCCTTCTAAGTGCCTAGTATCTTCGCACCAACAGTCTTCATGGGAGCCGATGCTCTCACACATATAGGTATAGAACTTGGGGCATAGGTCTGCCTTTTTATTTAAAGTAGCTGTGCAGCCTACCAGAAGCACCACACTAATAATTAACCTCATCAACATCGTCTATATATTCCTGTTCAGCTTTCGTAAGAAGATAGCATAGAAAAAGAATAAAAAGAATTGCCAAGCTTTTAAAAATCCTCTCCAGCATATACGTTAATCCCAGAATTCACTATTTATATTAACCATCTTTGGAAGACAATAAGCAGTTATATTTTTGTTGTGGGTGTTTTGTCCGCATCGTCGCCTAATGTTGCTCGTACAATTGCATCATCAGCTAATACTCTACTTGTTATTTTTGTTGCCATACTTCTATTTATATCCTATTCTGGTGCTGATGCATCTTGAGCTTCTTGATATGCGGTAATAACTTCATCAGTCCATGTGGCTGTTGCTATTGCTGACACCCTTGCATCTTGTCCAGATAAGTCATCTCCCGGTGCGAGAACGTGTCTGTGAAATGATGAGCTAAGTGCTACACCATCTTCTAAGACTCTTGTTGCTGTGCGAACTTGCACTTGCCCCATCTCTAGGACTTCTATCTTATCTACCACTGTTTCTTTTGTTAAAGCCATTTTATACTCCTTATTTATTTACTGTTTTCAGGCAGCTAGGTAAGTACCTCCTAATGCAATGCCACCATTAGCCGACCACTCAGATGCGTCCATATATGAAGTACCGGCAGTACTATCCCATACTACTATATCGCAATAGCTCATTCCGGCTACTGGTCTCAAACCCACGTTCTGCCCTGCCGAAATTGCAAGGCCAGATGCAGAACTCACAGCAACGGCACCATATCCGGTCCAACCATTATGAACAGCAAAGGGTAAACCATAGAGGGCAATCCTCCCACTTACACTGCCCAAAGAACTTGTAGCTATCATCCCAGAGACATACACTATCTTGCCGATTTTGATATAGCCACCCTCAGTGAAGGAGACGTGAG